TGCTTCAAGAGTGATTGTGTGCTCAGAGTTCATCTTAGCCTGTGGGATTACGAACTGGAATCTCTCATCCTCACCAGTTTCCTTACTTCTTACAAATGTGTCACCGACAGCCTTGTAAGTGCCAGGGAACTTATCAGCAGAGATTTCAATTGTGTTACCAAGACTATTGCCCTCGTAAGCAACTGAACGAGTCCACTTGTAGAAGATTTCACCTTCTGCAATTGGAGTACCATCTGCATAAGGCTCCATAGTAGCTGGGTCATAGTAAACAGCCTGTGCTGTATTGTCTGCCTCAGAAGGAGTTCCATTCAAGTTACCAGCAGGTACGATGAAGCTTCTCTTAGCAGTGCACTTCTCCATTCTGTCAATCTTCTTTGTCTCCTTGACGCCCTTACGGAAGTCGTTGCCCTCATAGCTACCATAGATAGCTGCCATAGAAGCTGGAGTGAAGAGAGCATCAGTAATGTTAAGTGTGATTTCCTTACCATAGTCCCAACCGATAAGGTTTGCATTACCCTTACCACCAGTTGCATAAACTTCCTGAGCTGTCTGCTCGATAGTAGATACCTTAAGAGTATCAAGGAAGAGAACTGGAACATAGCGGTTAGCCTTCTTCTGTGTCTTGTGTATCTTAAGTCCACCAACAGTGCAAGTAGCTTCAAATGTTTCATTGTTAGCTGTAATTACAGTTGTGTGGATTAAACCATTCTTAACAAGGAGTTCTGCCTTTCTGTTGTCGACGTAACCGCCGTCATTTACCATCCAAGCAGTTCTTGTAACGTTCTTGTTGCCGTGACGGTTAACTACGAAGATAAGTCCCTTGTTACCGATAATTACAAGTGCAAGCCACTCTACACCCTTGAAAATCTTATCCTGGTAGTAAAGTGTATTACCCTTCTTATCGTTGAACTTAAAGATTCCGTCCTTATCAAGAGCAAGTCTGTTGAAGTTCTTGTTGTGGAGTAAGTACATATAAGCACTTGCAGCAGTATCCATAGCACCATTTACCTTAACATAAATAGCTCTATTAGAAGTATGACCGCCAGTGTAGTCTACTCTTACTTCCTTACCAAGAGTACCATCAAGCATACCGATTTCATTAAGAGCAGTAACAACCTGGTCAAGAGGATACTGTGTCTTAATATTTTCGTTGTTATAAGCGTGCTTTACAGCAGTACCATCAACAGTGTAACCATAAAGGTTTGCAGCTGTATCAGTATCTTCTGCACCGGGAGCTGGGTCACCAGTTGAATTTACCTTATAACCGCCGAATACACCTGCAAGGCCGCCGGCACCAAGCTCTGAAGCAGTATCAAGAACAAGTCTCTTCTGACGAAGAGCGTCGATAGCATCATTAATGCTGTAGTGCTTGTCATCGCCCCACATTACTGCGCCTGCGATAGCTGCGTCATACTTATCTGCACCAACTGCTGCAATATAAGCTGCTGCATCTGCAAAGAACTGGATTCTACCATTGCCGTTTACTCTTGTGTAGTTATTACCCAAGAAAGCAGGATTGTAGTAACCCATTTCATCTTCAACTACAAGCTCAGCGTAGTCTGTGTATGTTACATCGTAAGCCTTAGCTTCGATTGCGTCTGTAAGCTTTGCAAAAGCTTCCTTAATCTCATCCAAATCGTATGAGCCTTCATCGAACTTTCCAGCAAGACCAACAACTACGATTCTTTCAGCTGACTTAGGAGCACCAGCGAACTGGTCATTAAAGTCGAAATCACCGAACATTGTGTCTGCATTCTCGAATACGTATCTTACACCAGTCTTAGCAATAAGGTTCTGGTTCTTAGCGAACAACATAGCAACCTGCTGTGGGTAAGTGAACTCGTGAGTTCCTACTCCAGGATATCTGCTTGCGTCAGCAGTTGTAGCATTTGTGTTGTAAATACCAGTTGCAAGGTCCTCAGTAAACTCAAGAGTAATCTCAGTACTGATTGTACCCTTAGCTGAAGTATAACCATTTTCATACTTAACCTGAGAAAGAACAACGCTTGGATTTGCGAGTTGTTTGAAGTTCTCTTCAATTACATCATTTCCAACTGGAATACCAGTATCCTTATCTCTCTTAAATACAAATGTTGGAATACCTACACCAAAAGGACCATATACCTTAACATTAGCGGTGATGATTTCAGAAAGGTCTGTATTGTCATCAACTACAAGAGTAGAAGTTACAGGATTATCAGGGTCAGTACTATCGACCTTAGTAAGCTCAACACCTTTAAACTCATCTTCATTACCATAAATTACAGAAGTTGTAGTAATTTCAGCAAGAGGAGCTTTTCCTTCAAGAGCAGCTTTAACAATTGCTTCAGCGTTATCGCCGAGAATTGTAGATACGTCTTCTCTCTCACCAACGTGAGCAGCACTTACAACGTCATTTGCTTCATTGTAATAAGCAACAAGTTTAGCTGTAATAACTTCAGAATCATCACAATCGTAGTTTGTTCCTTCAATGAGGTCAGCATCAGTAAATACATATGCCTCAAAGCCGTCCTCGTCGCCTACGCCTTCTTCATTTACTGGGTAAACTGTACGAAGCTCAAGAGCGCCTTTTAAAACAGAAGCGGCTGTAATAGTTCTCTGAGACTCGAATGTCTCTTCTTTCTTTTCAATACGGTAGAAAGTTACGTCAGCGACTTCCTTAATACCATACTTCTCAAAAAGGTTCTGAGTATTAGCCATTCTTTAACCTCCTTAATCGTCGGGATTTTCACCCCAATATTTTGTTTTCAGCTTTTTGCTATCCGCACCAGCACAAATCATTTGAAGGTCTTGCTGCCATTTCTCACGCATTTGATGTCTGCGGACCAAGCTATAAAAAGCATATAGAGATTCATTTCTATCAATTCCAAAAGTGCTCGCTATTTCCATAAGCTCGACTAAAGTTTGCCCTTCACCTTTTTTCTAAGCCTATTTCTTTTTAACGGCAGCAACTTTTTCTCTCAATAGGCGCATTTTGCGCTATCCGGGTGTCTCATCTGCTGGCGGCGGCTCTGGAACTTCTCGACGATTCTGTAATCTCAATATATCTTGAAAATTACTAAAATTATCAAGAGTTATGTGGCGCTTCTCCTTACTTGCAGAAGGACCACCAACTAACACTGAATTGATTTTCGGAAGTAATAATACTTCCTCCTTTATAAATGTAGAAAAGGTATTCTTCAGTTCTAACAAAAACATATCATCATATGCCGCGCTTTGTAATAAGTATTCCAAAGGATGAATTGTCTCTGTCGGTTCTGTACCTGTTTTTTCTTTAATTATAGTCGCAATATCGTCCGCGGTCAATAGAAGTAAACCGAGACGCTTATTGTAAGTTGTTGTGCCCATTTCAACAATTTCTTTAATTGAGTAAGGATAGACTTTACAAATATACTATTTATCATAAAAAGAGGAAGGAACTTTGCAGAAAGCCTGTTCCTTGACCTCTTCAATCTAATTAGCTGAAAGCATTAATAGCGAACCTCATACTATAGCATCCCATCTCTTCAGTCAATGAAGCGACAGAAAAACCAAGATATTTGATTTCTCCTAAACCGTTTATACGTCTGTCCTGTATAGTCTATCTTATCTAACTCATTATTGCGAAGGGGCGCAAATTATCTCCTGTAATTAGCCACTCATCAAAGGGGCAATATACATTTATAACCAAAGACAAGTTTTCGTTGTCTGAATTTAAACCATTAATGGAGCCTTCATCAAAGAAAATGACGAGCTTAGATTCGGTATTCTGACTACCATCTTTAATCTCTTTCAGAGTCAAAAGCGGCACAAAACGAATATTTTTATTCATCAGCTTTAAACCGTCAATTTCATTAGGATATACAGCAGGATTTAATGGGTCTCTTCCTGTATTAACAAGTAACTTTAAAAGAGTCTGGTCTTTCATAAGTTTCTTGCCAATCTTTATTAAATTCTTACCAATTTCTTGTCCGTATTTAACAGTAGATTCCATTAAATCACACTCCATTCAAGAAGAAGTTATCATCTTCACCGACAAGAATATTTTCAGATGAAAGTGGCTCGTTTTCTTTAACCATTCTTTCACTGATATAAAGATATGCCACATTTGGAACAGCATAATTATTCTTACCAACAATCTACCAACCTCTATTCATATAATTAAAATATGAACCTTTCTAAAGCTCTGGATTGTCCTAAGTAATAATAATGTTTGTTGAGAATGGTTCATTATAACCAAGCTCATTCGCATTCTTAATAGTAGTATCCTACATTAAAGACTGTGCATTATTAACATACTTAGCTGGTGCTGAATAACGTGTTGTGCCATATTCATCAATCAAATTAATTTCGGTGTCAAGACATATAACCTTGTAAGACTAATGTCCTTTAGTAAGATTATCTTCTTTATAAATTATTATCCAAATCTTATCCCATTCCTTATCTTTAATCTTCTATTTTATATATAAAATGTCCCCAGTTTTTAGTGGCGCGGCAGAAGTGGACATTAAAA